CTACCTGATCGCAGGTAATCTCAGCCACCTGCCAGCCTCACCCTACACCACAACATCTGGTAGGTGCCGCGCATGACCGGAAACCAGTCCACCCACACAAATCGCGAAATAGCCTAAGATTCTCAGACCATTTTCAGACTAGAGAGTTAGAGAAGATTCCCAAAAAAGTAGGAATGTTTTAGCGCGCCTGGCTTGGTAAGGCGCTAACGCAGAATACATGCCATCAGACGTTGATATAGTTGCGAACTTGTTAAACTTAAAATAGATTCCATCGTATGGTCCATACGTTTTTGGTATGGTCCATCGTAGAAATTTCGCCAGTTCAAATGCTAATTCCTGAGATTGGGCAGGGGTAAGAAATTGGCGTTGAGATGCCCTCATAGATAAACTTTTTTTTGAGTCCGAGGATGTTTGATAGCTCAAGCTAAACAGTATTGTTCCAGAAGCGATCCTGTTATTCATAAGGCTTGCGGTGCCTGATGATATTTCTATTTTTAAGCTCCAGAGGCTGTCTTTTACTTCCTCTTTCGATTGATAAACAAGGCTTTCTTTTGGCAAGACTCCTTTAACAAAAATATTGAAAGGTCTTATTCTTAGATTTTCTGTGAGTTCGATGGCCGTGTGAAGCAAGGCGGCGAAATAATCAACTGTTTCACCCGTTTGTACATCTAGTGTTTGATACGCATAGCCGAGAGAGCCACGCTTCTCGCGTCTTTTTGAGTCTAAAATCTCGGGAAAAACCCAGCCATCCTCACATAGGTTCATGCGCGCCCTCTTAACTTAGACAAAAACCGACATTCCCCAAGTGGCGTTACGGCTAGCGTTAAGATCGCCTGGATCGACGGGCTGGACAAGTGTTTTCCGCCCGGAGGGTCCTCTGCGGCCGGGCGGGCAGCTGGAACAGGGTGGATCAGAACGTGAAGCTACCTTGGTCTGGCCCGACGGCGATCTTTTTCAGCGCAGCGGATGGACTTATCTTGCCGCTTTCGTTCAGTTTGGGCGTGGATTGCAGTCATGCGCATAGCGGTGGCGCTCGAAGGCGGCGGATCGCGGTGAAGATGGCGCGTACCATCGGGCCGGTGACGGCTACCTCGGCCAGTTGGGAGGTGATGGCACGAGCGTGACGCACGACACGCGCCCCGATCTTGATCAGCTTCAGTTGCAGGCTGGTGAGGGACCAGTTGGCCATGGCCTCTGGCAACTCGATGCAGCGCAGGAAGGTGGCCAGATTGTAGGCCAGCGCGTGCAGTTGCAACCGCACCTCGTTGTCGCGGAACTTCCGGAAGGATAGCCGCGTCCAGCGAAAGGCATGCTTGCCTTTTTTGATGTGCTGCTCCGCGGTGCCGCGCTGGTTGTAGAACCGCACCACCCAGTCCGGGTTCATCGGCAGTTTGGTGACGATGAAGCCAACACGCGGAAACAACTCGCCCGGGTGCCATTCGATCTTGGCGATCACCCGGCGCGGCTTGTCCCAGGACGCCGCCTGATACTCGAAGTCCTCGTAGAAGCGTTTGACACTGTTCTGCGAAGGTCGCCCCACGGGCACCTTAGCTGATCCGTGATCCTCGCATTTTCAACGGAAGGTGGTCAGCATAACTCGCGCCCACGGCCAAAACGGGGCTTCCAACTCAATCTGCAGCCACCAAGCGTAGCCTATGAACATCAAGGGACCTTCGCTCAAGGTGGCAGCCGTGAGTGCCACCCGCAGAGCCGTGCGCCGATTTCGTTTTGGGCAACAATCTGCTTCAAGGTCTCATCTGTCAGGACGTCCGCGCGCGACGGGCGGATTGGTTCCGCCCAATCGCAGTCGTTCCGAAAGACCCAAGGATCAATCCCGCATCCAGCGCTCAGCACGAACGTCAAGATCAGCGCGATCAGCGTTGCGAACTGCATGACGGGCCTCCTTTGCTGTCTGCATCGCCCGCACGCGCGCCTCGGCCTTCCGGATCGCGAGATCGGCCTCGGCTTGATGGCGACCGTGTCGGATCAGGGCCCAGATCGCAAAACCGACTGCGGCGGCTATAGCACCCCAGAAAGCGATGCGTCGACCTAGCCCAGAGAGCGCTGTGGTGATGAACACACCCATCACGGCGTTTTCCCTGTGCGGTGGTCGTCGATCCGGGCATTTCGCGCCTTCACGGCGTAGATGATGACCCCGACGAACACAGCAGCTCCCACCCATGGCATGGCTGTCGAAAGCCAACCATCCAGCCCAAGGATGGCAAACACCCGATCCGCCAGTGCCTGGGCGTCTTCTGCCTCAGTAACAGCCGGACCCACCTGCGCGCCGACAGTGCCGATTGCCCCCAGCGTTCCGAGCCCGATCTGAGCGTTTGCAGCCGTGACGATCCGACTTTCGCTTGGGCCCCCTGCCCCGCGTTCATCCGCAATCGGTTTCGGCAAGGCCGATGCCAGCGCCTCGGTGAGTGCAACATCGATGATGGGCACCAGCGATAGTTGGTTATCATCCCGGAATGCCAAAATTGCACCTCTTGTGCGGGGCCCCATGATGCCATCGGCGGTCCCGACCTCATGATAGCCGAGGCCGCGCAACCGCTGCTGGACATCGCGCACCGACAGGGTCACCGCGGGTGCGACGCTGCCCGCCCGGCGGAGGCCGAGGAGCCGGCTCTTTGCATAGCGCTTGATGTTGACCGCATCGGCCTGATTGCCGCCGAGCACCTCGATCGAGGCGGCGGTCTTGCGCACGAAGAAGCCGACATGGCCCTGCCAGCCGCTTGGGTCGCCACGGGTAAAAATCGCGATGTCGCCTTCCTGTGCGTCATCCAGATCAACCGGTACGCCCCAATTCAGATAGGACCGGGCGTTGAGCTTGCGGGTGGAGCGCAGGCCGGCGCGTTCGACGCAATGGCCGACAAAGGCGGCGCACCAGGCCACGCTGTCATGCTCGACCCAATCCTGGCCTACAGTGGCGTACATCTGCACAATCACCGGATTGTTCTGCGGCCCGGGCCCTTCGGTGGTCCCGATATAGGTTTTGGCAATCTCGTAGGGGGTCATTTCGGTCTCCGATAAAAAAAGCCGTCCCGAGGGACGGCTGTGTCACATGTTGCGTTGGTCTTTGAGCGTGCGCCTCCCCGTCACCGCCTGCGGTCGGGTGCTCCGTCCGAGAAACAGTCGAGGAGGAATTCGTAGAGCCGGTCGATCTTGCCCTCGAGGCCGTCGAAACGCTTTGCGATGGAGGGCTGGTCGATCTTGGCGATCTCGATCTCCAAGGCGGCAACCCGGGCGCGAATGTCGTGCACGTCGTCGCGAATTGTCTCGATGTCGCGCTCGGTGGTGTCCGGACGTGGCCGGATGGTGTGCCAGAGCTTGATGATGGCGAGCATGGCGCCTGCGACACCGCCCATGCCGATGATGAAGTAAACCAGTGTGGGGATCCCCGCGACCCAATCCTGCGCCATGTGCTGTCCTGTTCTGTTACTGCGGCCCGGAGACATCCGGGTCGACTATGGGTGGGGTGCTTGGCTCGGCCTCGGCCTTCGCAACCGTCGGGGTCGTGGCCGCGCGCGGGTCAGTCCCTGCGCCTCCCCGCGGCTGCTTGAGGTCAAGTGCGGTGACAAAGCCACCTGCGCGGCTGAGCGTATGGGTCACGGCCTCGATCCGGTACGCGCCGTCAACACCCGGCCGGGTGCCCGAGACGATGCAGAGCCCATCGGGAATGGCGGCGGTATTGCCCTCGATCACGACAGAGCCTTCGCCCGCGTCGCGCTCGGCCGTGGCCGCATCGCTGTCGGTCTGCTGGACGGCCTCGGTTTGCCCGGCCAGCGACAGGCGCCCGGAATGGACTGCGCGGACATCCAGCCCTGTGGCGCGCTCCACCACCTGCCAGCCGGTGTTCTCGACATCATACCAGCGCGCCCGAACGCCGCTGAACTGCGGCCGCCCGAGCTGCGGGGCAATGTCCCAGCTGTGCAGGTTGTCACCCCAGGCCGCGCGGACGGCCGCGGTGTAGTCGGCGTTGCGCCGGGAGAGAATGACCGTGTCGTCGACGATACGGAAGTTGGCCCCGATCTCGCGTGCCAAGCGCTCACCCATGGCGGCGAAGCTCTCGTCGCGCATCTCGAAGTAGCTGCGGGACAGGCTGCGCAGCGCCGGATCGATCTGCACATTCGCCACCTCGGCAAAACGGGCGGCATCGCGCAGGATCGTCTCGACCGTGGCCTCGTCCCAGTGGCGCTGCTGTCCCTCCTTGGCGGGACCGGTGGTGTCCATGCCTTTGGCACTGATCCGCAGGCGGCGACCTGACCCGCGACTTGCCGAGGACTTCACCTCGTCCACCGTGCCGCGGAACACCTCGCGCATCCCTTCGCCCTGCCAGCCGAGGCTGATGGCGACCTTCGCACCCTTGCGGGGCAGGACGATCTGGCCGGAAGTGTCGTCGATCTCGAGATCGGCGCTGTCGGTATGCGTGCCGACCTTGTCGGAAACCCGCAGGCCCAGCAGCACCGGTGCCAGCGCTGTCGTGATGTTTGTTCCGGCAACCGTGACGGTGAACGCTGCGCGCATGCCCCCCCTCCGCTGTTACCAGAGCCGGATCGGCGCCAGGACCTGCGCCGGATCAGGCGACGGCTCAGGGGCCGGAACCGGCAGCAGGACCGACGTGCCCAGAGGCAGGCTTGCGCCATGCGCCGCAAGCCCCGGGTTCATTACGTAAACCTGCTCGACAAGCCCCGGCATGGCGCGGTGGAAGCGCCGCCAGACTAGAAGCGAGACCGTCAGGCCATCGCCCTCAACGGTGACGCGTTCGGTGATGTCGGTCATGTCAGCTCCGGCAGGAAGACCCGCGCCAGGCGCGCGAAGAAGGTGGTGGCAGCGGGGGGCGCGCTGCGCGCCACCTCGATATCGACGTCGATCACGCGGCCGACCCCGCCCGCGCCCAGATGGCTCGAGCGCTCCGTCACGGTGCGGATCACCACCCAGCCCATGACGGCCCCGTCGCCGCGCATCATGTAGTGCGGCGCGCCGGAGGACCGGAGGGTGTAGAGCATGTCCAGCTCCGAGAGCCCGCCGAATGTCTCGGGAAAGAGCCTGGCCTTGATCGTCCAGGTCTCCGGGCCCGCGCCCACGAACTCGAGCGGGGGGCGGGTGCCCAGCACCGGCTTTTCGGCAAAGTCGGCGGCGTGGCCATGGTCATAGCTGCCCGCATTGAACGGCACGACCTCGAAGCGCAGCGGTCCCAGCATCATCAGCATCACGCAAACCTCATGCCTGTGTCGGCAAACACACCGCGGAAGGCCTCGCGCACCTCGTCGCGCATCTGCCGCCCGATCTCGCGCGAGAGCTGGGCGGGATCGACCCGCTCGGTGGTGCTGATGGTGGGGGAGATCACGATGTCGCCGACCGTCACCGTGATCGACGTCGGTGTCACCGCCGATGACACAGCGGGAGCCAGCGGCCCCTCACCGTTGGGGTGCACATAGCCGTTGCGGCTGGCGGTGATCAGCTCGGGGCCGTCTTCGCCCACGAGATAGGTGCCGCCCCGGCTGATCGGGCCACCCCTGGCGCGCTGGCCGTCGATCTCTGGCACCGAGGCAGCCGGGGCATCGCCCGGTGCCGCCCCGGGGCGATTGAGCCCGGCAAGTTCGAGCGATAGGGCACGCGCACGGGCCAGCGCTGCATCGATCGAGGCCGTGCTGACCTCAGGGGTGGCGCTGGTGTCGCCCAACACGCGCAGAGCATGGGTGACCTCGTCCGCACGGGATCGGCCTTCGGCCAGGTCTGCTTCTACGGCCGCAAGATCCTCCTGCAGCAGCGACAGGTCCCGTTGCAACGGTGCCGCCAGCGTTGGGCCCATCGGGCCATTTTGATCGATCTGTGCGATCTGCGCCTGCACTCCAGCCATCTCGTCTCGGAGCTGACCTGCGTAGGTGGACAGATCATCAAGATATTGCTGCGTTGGCACGTCACCCGCCGACCGCGCGGCCATCAGGGTTTCGGCAGCGGCACGACGGTTATCATCCAGCGCGCCGAGGTCCCCTTGAGAGGGAGGTGCCGGGACGGCCTGGGTCTGCGCAGCGCTCTCGTCCTCGCCGATCAGCCACTTGAGCCAGCCCGGGGGCTCGCCAAAGTCGATCAGGCTGGACAGGTCGATCCTGCCGATGGCCGAGAGGATGCGCCCCGGGATCCCCGTGACCCAGGCCAGAAAGTCATCAAATGCCTGCACCGCCCCGTCCTTGAGCCGCTGGATCAGGTTGGCGCCTGCCGCGAACACCTCTGGCGGGATTTCCCCGAAGAGACCGCGCAGCAGCCCCATGACGAAGTCGGAATACGCATGCCAGGCAGCGCCGATGCCGTCAAAAACGGCGTCGACGATTGAGCCGGCCACACCGCCCCAATCCACACCCGGACCATCGCTGGCAAGCCAGGCCGCAACACCTGTCCAGATCTCGGTGAAGGTCTCGTAAAGAAACCCGCCCACCACACCGATCAAGCGACCGACACCGGCGCCGATCGTCTCGCCCACCGCGCCCCAATCCACCGTCACGGTCGAGGCCCAGTCATGGACAGCCCCATACGCTCCGGCCATCGCCTGCACCAAGGCCGCGCCAAGGCCGTAAGCAACCTGCGGCACCCCAAGCAGGACGTTCGCCGCAGCCTGCGACCAGTCAATGTCGAGGCCGGTTGCGAACGTCGAGACCGCCGACCATGCGCTGCCGATCGAACTGATCGCCAGTTCCCCAAGACCGCTCCAAACCGCAAGCAGTCCGCTGGCCACAGCCGCGCCAACGGCGCCCCAATCCAGATCGCCCGCATAAGACGTGATCGCTGCCCAAGCGGAGCGGAGCGCCGCAATGGCCGCATTTGCCAAATCCGCTGATAACGTGCCAACAGACCTGGCCGCGTCAGCCACCAAGCCCCGGAAGTCCAGATCCAGACCCGCACTCCAAGACGTGACACGCGACCAACCCTCCGAGAGCCCATCCACCAAACTGCCAACGATTTGCCTGCCCGCGCTGCGCGCCTGCGCCAGCGCCGCCTGTGGATCGACGGCCAGATTGGACAGGAAGTCGCGCAGGCCGGATGCCGCTCTCGCAAGACCCGCCACCGCACCTGCCGCCGCAGTGCCCGCCGCCGACCCCCAGCGCAGCCACAGATCGGGATCGATTGGCCCCGTCAGCCGGTTGAACCACGACAGAGCGTCCCCCACGAGGGCGGTGAACCTCTCGAGTGCAGGGCTGGCCGCGCTCATGGCCTCCGAGAAAGACGCCTTGAACGCATCGATGCCCGCTTTGACGCCCTCCCAATTGTTGCTCAGGAAGGACAGCGCCGCGCCAACCGCAAGAAGGGGGTTCGGCGCGCGCAACAAGAAACAGGCTGCGGAAGCCTGCAGCCAGCAGGTTCAGAGCGCCGCCCCGGCCCAGCAGCCCGACAAAGGTCAGGCCAGCGAGGGCGCCCTTGAGCGCGATGAACCCCGCAATCGATCCGACAATCGCCGTGGTCACTTCCGGATAGGTCGCGGCAAACTCGGAGGCGGCGACGATGATCGGCGCAATCGCCTGTCCAAGGCGGACAAGGGCCGGGATAAGTGCGTTGCCAATGCGGATCTTGAACTCGTCAAGCAGGCTCAAGAACCGCTGCAGATGGGAGTTGAACGTGTCATTCTGTGCAGCGAACTCCGCAAAGGCCGAGCCCGCATAGCGCGATTGGTCCCCCACCATCGCCAGGGTGCCCTCGATCAGTTCGAGATTGGTCAGCAGAGGGCCAAGCGCCCGGGCCTCGCTGCCAAAAAGGTCCGTGGAGATGGCCGCCTGATGTTCCGCGGGCAGCTGCGCAATCCGGCGCAGAACATCCGTTGTCGTCTCGACGGCGTTCTCCTGCATGGACCGGGCGACCTGCTCGGCATCAAGGCCGAGCGCCTGCAGCGCGTCCCGTTGCGACCCGGTGGCGGACGCGCCGCGGGTCAGGGCAGCCCCCATGTTCCGGAAGGAGGTGGCGGCCACATCGGATTGCGCACCCGCTGCCAGCATCGCCGAGGCAAAGGCGGCGGTCTGCTCTGCGGTGAAGCCGAACATGGTGGCCTGCGCGCCGACGCTCTGCACCACGCTGAGAATGTCCGCCGCACTGGAGGCCTGGCTGTTGGACAGGTGGTTCATCGCATCCGCGAGCAGGATGGCCTCGTCGACGGAGAGACCGAGTGCTGTCATCATGTTGGCCATCGCGGTGCCGGATTGCTCGGAGCTGATATCGAAGGCGACACCGATCTTGGCGGCCGCAGCCGTGAACCGCGTCAGGTCCGCTCCTGCGATGCCGGCTTGACCCGCGGCGGCGGCGATCTCCGCCAGACCATTGACGGCAAAGGGGATCTCCCGCGAGAGCCGGAACAGCTCGTTTTGAAACGCCTCAAAGGCCTCGGGTGTCGGAAAGTCGACAACCTTTGCCACGCTGGCCATGGCCGCCTCGAACTCTGCCGCGGTCTGGATCGGACCTGCGATGGCCGCGTGCAGCGTGGCATAGCTGCCCGCAACATCGATCACCCCCAAGCGGGCCCTGTCCAGCGCATCTGCATTGCGCGAGAGCGCCAGATCAAGCCGGTCCGACAGACCGAGGCGCTGGCCATTTGCCTCGCGTATGCGGTGGGTGATCCCTGCGAGGGAGCCTGCGGCCCGGCGGGCGGGCTCGGTGACCCGGTCGATCAGGGAAATGATCAGCTGCGACGTCAGAACGGACATGGCTCACCTGCGCTGTGCGCCGGCCAGACGCCGGGCTTCGTTGTGCCAGAGCACGACCTCGGACCAGTCCATGTGCTCGAAGGCGGTGATGGGGGTGTTCAGCCAGTGGGCGGTTTCGGCAAGGACGGAGCGCCAGTCCCGTGCGCCTTGGCCTGGGGGAAAAAACCGGCGACCTCCTCCGAGAGCCTGGTGAAGTCGTCGGCATCGAGCTCCTCGACCGCCACGGGCGGCAGCCCGGTCAGGACAGAGACCATGACGATCCCCTGATCGAGCTTGTCGGTGATGCCGACAAGGGCGGCGTCCATCGCCTTGAGGTCCCTGACCTTGGGGCGGGTGATCGTGACCTCGGAGACCTCGCGGTCCTCGACGGTGACGGGGTAATGCAGGCGAAGCGTTTTGGTCTTGGGGGATGTCATGATGTACCTCACAGACCGCCGGGGATGCGCAGGATTGTGCGCTCATCTGCGTTTTGCGACACGCCGTTGACGCGCCAATCCGATGTGAAGAAGTCCCAGTAATAGGTCTCCGTGCCCTCGAAGTGCAGCTCGTAATGCAGGATCTCCGAGATCGTGTAGTCAAAGCCCTGCATCTCGCCGCGCTGGAACGCTTCGGGGCTCGCGGCACCGAGGCGGCCTTCAAGCACCGCCTTGGCCTCGATGGCGGCACCACTGCGCTTGTTGCGGATCACACCGTAGGCCGTGAACTTCTTGCGCGCGCTGGCGCCTAGGCCGAACTGGGCCAGCAGGTCCGGATCCCAGCCTGCCAGCTTGAAGCTGGCCTCAAGCTTCTGGATGCCGACCGCCACCTCGATCTGGACGCGGGAGCCGCCCGGCTGGTGGTCCTGATAGGCTTCCTGCAGGTTGGGCAGCTGCAACTCGGTCAGGGTGAGGTGCTTGGAGGCGGTGGGGTCGTCATCGCCGCAAAAGAGGTTTGCGGCCTCCATGAGGTATATATTGCTCATCTGAGCCTGTCCTTTGTGTTGGGGGTGTGCCTGGTCAGCCGGGCGTGGCAGCTTTGCCTGCGGAGGATGTGCCTAGTCAGCCGGAGATGGTGCCGACCTGTGCCAGCAGCTCGTCGAGCATGGCGTCGAGCGCCGGGCGATAGCGGGCGGACTGGATGCCGAGGTAGCGCAGGACCGGGGCTTCCTCGGCCGCGAAAGTGACGGTGAAGCGGCCCTGACGCAGCTCTTCGGGGCTGTTCTGCGCGGGCAGGAACTTGACCTCGAAGCCCAGAATGTCGCCATCGGCCTTGAGGTTGCGCAGCGCCGTTTCCATGGTGTTCAGAACGGCCTGGATGGTCTGCCCCGTGATGTTGAAGCGGCCGAGGTAGAACCGCAGCGTGCGCAGCAGCATCAGGTGGATGTAATCGCGCCCGCGGGTGACGTTGTAGAACCGCCAGAGGTCATCCTCGCCGGCGTTGTCGGTGCCGACGAAGATAAACCCGCCCTGACCGATGGCGCTTTCGACGCCCATCTCGCCGCGCAGCAGGATGCCGATATTGGCCGCGAGCAGGCTCTGGCCCTCGGTGGCGCCATCGGTGAGCGAGAAGGCAATCGGGCGCGAGGGTCCGACGATGCCCTGCACCGGCTGGTTGGCCCAGCTGTGGAACGGGCGGCCCTGGAAGGCGTGATCCCGCCTGACGCCGATGCCAATGACCGCCGGGGAGAGCGGCTGGACCACTGTGACCCCATCCGAGAGCACGCGCACCGCAGGGTCCACCGGGATCAGGCGATAATGCGAGATCGTCTCGCGCCAGTCGAGTGCGTCCTGCAGGGTGGTGGCGGGGCCATCGACCACCGCATGGGCCAGCAGCTTTTCGCAGATCGGGGGCAGCGCTGCGCAGACGGGGTTTGCATCACCCCCCGTGCGCTGGCTGGTAAAGCCCGGGGCACAGATCAGACGGGGCGTGACGCCCAGCTCAGCAGGTGCATTCAGGAACGCGCTGAGGCCAGTGGTAACACCGTCACCGACAATGTTGGCGATGGTGTCGTATATGTCCGTTCCATCCTCAACGCGCACCACGACAACCTTGGCTGCGGCCTGGAAGGACCCCAGCTGGGCGTTCACAAGCGTAATCGCATCGCGCAGGGTGCCCGTTGCGCCAAGCGCGGTGAGTTTTGTGGCGTCGTCGGAATAGAGAAACACCGGAGTGTTCAGCGGAAACGCGGAGGCGTCCGCATCAGCCGCGGTGCCGATGATACCGACGACGGACATGTCGCTGGCCACAGGTGGGCGCGGCTCGGTGTCGATCCGCTGGATCGACAGGCCAAAGGTAGGATCAGACATGGGGGATGTCCTTTGCATGGGTGGCACCCGGCGGGCGCTACGGAAGGTTGAAATGGGGAGTGCAGACAGGTTCGGACGCATCTGCGTGTCGGAAAGTCGACACATCGTCGAAAAACCGACACACAAAAATCGACGCTCAGATGTCCGGTCACGGATCAGCCCGTCCGAATGGCGGCACCGCGCTCTGCGGTGACAAAGCCATTGGCTTCGAGATAGGCGAGCCCTTCGGTGACATCCGGGCTGGTCAGGTCCACATCCTCTGCGAGGGTCAGCATCAGCAGGAAGTCGGCGACCACCGGGTCTGCGGTCTCGGCGGCGCGCAGCGCGATGCGCTCGGCTCGGGTGAAGCGGCGGAGGAAGTCGAGGCGCGAGACCACCGTCACGGGCTCGGGCGGTGGGGGTGCTGCGGCTGCAACAGGGGCTGGGGCCTCGAACTTGCGACCGGTTTTGACAAAGCCCGGTGCAACCGCGTCCGGTACCTGCACATAGTCTCCGTGCAGCGCGGGGTGAATGCGGCCCTCAAGGGTGTCCAGCACCTCGATGACGGTGTCGTTCACGACTTTTGCAAACTTGCTCATGAAGGTCCCCTTTACAGGATCAGCGCGTATTGAAGGATGATCAGCCCGTCGCCGCCAAA